ACCATCGTTCCGCGTCCGGGGAAGCGTGCTGACTTCCAAGTTCCGTAGTCTTTATCAAGAGGCGCCCATGGCTTGCCGCTTGGAAGGCCATTCGCCATGAAGTTTGCTGCATTAGCTAGTTCGAGCTGACCCTTTGCCCACCTGAAAACAGGTCGCATATCATTCGCCCTGTCTTTCATGTTTTCTAGAAGCTCAAGGACGTCATCTGCCTTGACTTCAACTTCAATCGTTATCCTGCCAGTTGTCCTAGCCATTACGCAACTCTAACTCTTCTGTACTTCCTGACAGAGGCAAGCTCGCGGTCGCTAAATCCTGTTTCCAGTGGGGCGACGTTTCTTGTGTTGAGGTCCTTAACACCAACAACGTCATCGTGCATGTTTTGCATTTCACGAGTCGCGGCACGAAGAATCATCAACTTAAACATCTTTATGTTCTCACCATCAAGTCCAGCCGTGTAGTTAACCGTCACTATGTCATTGGAGAATCCGAAGAAGTAATCAATCCCAAATCGCCTAACGACATAGTCGCTTTCTGGAACGAGCACCCGTTCAGCGCCAAACTGTGGCTTGACAGTAACCTCAATCACGGAGACCACTGGTGAATTGCGCAGATATATAGTCTGCGGTGGCTCTGTGTAAACAGTATTTTCTACAGGACTTGTGGTGCTGAATGAGTCTCCAACTGGTCTGTTCACGGAGAGAAAGGTTCCCATTGGAACGCCGAGATGGCCTGAGTCAAGAACGTATTCTTCGGTGAACTCTGTCGGTTCAATAGGTCTTCTTAGGTATGCCTCTAACTCGCTCTGTAGGCCTTCAAGAACCATCACCGCAGCATCTTGCTGACGCAGGGATAGAGAGATGTCCATATATGTGACTAAATCTGGAACTGATACGAGCATGGCTTACCTCTGAGGTTGCAACTTTTCAGTCCAATTGTAGCACTTTAAAGAAAAGCACTAATTATTTACAGCTTAATAATTAAGTTCTAACGACTTTTCTTGGCTGCTTTTTTAACTGGTCGTGCAGCCTTCTTGGCTGTCTTCTTTGCCGTTTTCTTGGCAGCCCTCTTCTTGGCGGCCTTCTTTCTAGAAGCGGCTTTCTGGGCGACCTTTTTCTTGTCGGCTGCAGCCTTTAGTTCTGCCGTTCTTTTTCTTGCTCTTGCAGCAATTTTCCCAGACTCATTGAAAAGTGCATTGGCTTTTCGGGTGGATGGAGCGCCTTTTCCTCCTGTCCTATAAGCGTTCAGCTGTCTGGCTATTTGCCTCTGTCTTGCTAAATCTTTTTTAGTTGCTCCAGCACCCTTCAATGCTTCCGCAAGCTTCTTTAGCTCAGCTTGCCCACGACGTGAAATCTGTCCTTTTTTTCTGATTTCTTTTTGTCTACGGTCAACGTTGAGTGCAACTTCGGCAAGTGTCGGACCTTGAATTGGCTGTGGCATATTAATTATTCCTCATTTTTGGACGGATTAATAAAGTAATTATATCACCGTCACCTATCTGGATTCGGTGGTCTTTCTACAACTGGTTCGCTGTCCACTGTTCCGGCAGGGGCCTCAATTGGGACCCAGGCGCGAGAGTATGTGTGTTCGGCTATGTTTCTCGTCTTTATGATTGACGCCTCCAACATTACCTCAAGCTCGTCAGTCTTCATGCACAAAAGAGAATCAAAATCGTGGCGATTGTATTTGCCAGACTGTTTTAGCTTTCGTACGATGTTTGAAATCTTCTTTGACACAAGATTGCCGCGACCCCTATTCAGGCGTAGGTGCATCATCATTGCCGTAAGACCGTCACAATCGTGTTCGATTACTGGAATCATGTCCCCGTGAGCATCAATAATTCTGGAAACGTTTAGGGCAAGTCTCAGTCTTTCGCTGCCATCAATGACCTCTTTAGTTGAAGCGCGAATATGGATTGGTTCGATAAACCCAAACTCCATTAAAGACGCAGAAAGCACTAGAAGGTCAGGGCGAAGTATGTACGTTGCTTTCCACTCTGGGATTTTCAAATCACTTGCCTTAACGTAATTAATATTCAAATGTTTCACTTTGTTCCTCTGTTTGTTCAATAGTTCTTACAGCATGTGCCTTTGTCTTAGGGCCGACTGGTGTTGGAGAGTTTGAGTCAAACTGATTTAGAAGAAGCGTTCTAATCAAGTAATTGAGCGGATACCCGCCTGGGTCTGTTGCTTGCTTCTGTCTAAACTTTGCAACGAAGGTTCTTGCAGAACGCGCTGCTTCTTCGCCGATAATAAAATCATTAATGAAGTTTGACGCACCAGTAAAACCATCCTTGGCATACTTGGAAATCAACTTTTCAACATCGAAGTCTTTCCATATTCTTCTTTGAGCGTCAATGTGCGGGAAACACTCAACAAGTCTGTCGTAGAACTCTGGCTCAGTAGCAACGACATCTCCAATTCTTCTGATAGCAATCGAGTGCAGTGGGATGCCAACTCGCGTATTACTTCCAGTCAAAGCAGCAAGGTCGTAGTACTCGCAATAATCAGAACCATGCTCTTCGACTATAAACTTGAAAACATCGTCCGTATTCCAGTCGTAAATCACCTTTGCAAACTTAAGAGGTATCCCTCTTTTCAGCTTGTATGGGGTAACGATGTAATTCTCATGAAGCTTCTGAACGATTGAGCGATAACGAACCATCGACTCACTTGCACGAACGCCAGTAATAAAGGCAACGTTTCCGACCTTTCCTTGCATTGTGTAATAGTCGGTTTGCTCCGGGAGTGACATGGCTGGGTTTAGTCCAAGCGTTTCAGCATTGATTGCCCATGGCGGCATGTCCCTGACCCACCTGCCCTCGCTGCCGCGAAGAGCACCCCATAGAAGGATTCGTTCGCGCTTCCCAAGAACCCACACCTCGGCAATAAATGGGAGGCAATACCATTCCATATCTACCCAGTCGTAGTTTCTTACTCTTTCAACATATTCAATGGTCTTTGGGCTAACCATCTCTTCGTCTCTAAAGATGACTTTTACCGGGCCGAGTCCGCGTTCCTCATGGACTTCTTTCGCTAATAGCAGGGCAGCCGTTGAGTCTTTGCCCCCAGAGAACTGCACACATACAGTGTCGAACTGGTCGTAGACATGTCTGATTCTTTGACGCGCAGCTTCCACGCACGAAATGTTCAAGAACATTCTTTGTCTGGTCATGGCATGTGTGGGTCTATGAAGTTAATCAGTTTTTCTGCCGTGGTGTCCCCGTCAACAGCTGGGTCAGAACGCAGCCACTTGATGAATTTGTACCACTGAGCCTGTTGGTCGGCATTATCGAAAACAATTGTGTATTGAACAGCTGCTTGTGGGGCCGAGCCCGGTACCGCAATAGTGGAGCCACGAGTAGCAATATCAGAATGGTCTAAGTTTGAATTAGCAACGATTCTGTTTTCTCCGGAATCATCTTTTTGAACCATTCCTTTTATTGAGTCAACAGCATCGTCGTAAACTTTTTGCTCTGCTATTTGTTCTCTAGTCTGTGGAATCTCTTCTTCGGAGTTATCTATTCTTGCTTGCTCAATTATCATGTCGCTTTCCATTGACGCAAGTTCAAATTCGTCCCAACCCAATCCATCAAGAAGGTCTGGGTAGTACTCACTAATTTCAAGAAGCATGTCCGTAAGGAGTTCTGGTTCTGTGTAACCAAGCTCCATCGTTCTGTTGTCGGCAAGCGCAAAAGCAATTGCTTTCTTATCGTCGGCGTCTAAAAAAATAACCGCAATCTGTTCCCACCCGAGATTAATAGCCGCTTCAAGTTGGTGATTACCTGCGATAACAGTTGCTGTTCCGTCTTCATTTTTCTTAGCGACGATTGGCTTTACCTGGCCAAACTCCGAGTATGAAGCCATAATTGCTTCAACATTTCCGATTCGCGGATTTCCCTCAAGGTAGTCAAGGGTGTCGATGTCTACAGCAAGTGATTTTAAAGAAGGATGTATTCCGCTCATACCTGTACTCTCACATTTGCATTAAGTGTTCGCATTGCATCTATTGATGTTCGCAAAGATAATAGTGCTTCTCGTTTTGTCTTGACAAGAGCCTCTGCAATTTTGTATTCATAGTTGACGTCGTCGAGCTTGTAGTCGGCCCAAGCCTCACGCTCTTTGATTGAGCCAGAACGAGCAAGATATTCCTTTGCCCAGTTCGACTTATATCTTGCTTCTTTCTTTGCTGCCTCAACAGCCAAAACCTCAAATGCTTCAGTTTCTTTTTCTAACTCCCCAACGAGCCTGAGCATCTCTTGTTCAATTTCAACCTGACTAATAGGTGCGTTTCTCATGTATTGCCTTTCACTTGTAGTGGGCTCCAATCTACTTTGTCCAGAGCCGACATGTTTGTTGCTGGCCAAGAAAACCTAGGCTTCTCCATAAAGGCAAGAGCCATCTCTTCAAGTATCCAAGCGTCGCATTTGTCGTCGGCTCCAGGGTTTCCCCACACAATTCCGGTCTTGGCAGAAACGGCAGAAATAACTTCGTTTTTTGATGCGTTACCTTTTCCTGTAGCAAATTTTGCTCTGCATGTTGGGGGTATTTCTACAAATGGAATACCCAATTCAAACAGGCAAAGTCGCACGACGCCGCCCAATTCCCCAATAGAAAATGCTTGCCCGCTGCGAGATGCGAAGGAATAGCCCTCAACAATGACAACATCAATATCATTTTCTAAAACTATTTTTTTAATTGTTTCAGAAATTGTTTTTAGTCTTTGGACGCCCTTTTCGGATGTTGAAATAACCCCAGTGTCTCCATTGCGAGAATACCCAGTGGACGTTAAGGAAAGGTCAAGCCCGAGTAGATTGATATTCACGGACAGATACTAATGCATAAAAGCAAAAACCCGCCGAACACCTAGCCGGTTCAGCGGGTTTGTCGAGCGACACAGGTGGCGTGCAGTCGAGTCTTCGATTTGCCATAGCTTTCGCTACTAGACCTTTTGACCACCTGCCCTTCTTCCACTCGGAGTAGATATTGGCTAGATGGAAAAAGATTAACACTATTTATTAAAGCTAAATAGTAAAGCATTTATCATTAAAAATCTAGTAAAAGGCATTGAACATGCAAAAGCCGAGTGAGTCTCCCCACCCGACTTTCGCACCTATAACGGTCCTAAGGATTACAACAATACACCTGTAATAAATACTGAAAGTGTTAATTATAAAAAAGTTTTTTAAGAGTTAACTTTGAATAAATTTTTTTTATATTCATTTAAAAATTAAGTTTTACAATGTATACTTTTTGCGTACCCCGTTTCTATATAGGAGAAAAAATGTCAACAGCAGCACTCGCCCCAACAACCATCACAATGAACATTGCTGGTGGACTATCAACATCCAGCATCGTTACAATGGCTATGCCGTTT